GATCCGGAGTGGGGTGGTGCCGCACTATCCTCGCTCGCGGCTGTCCCGTTTGTGGGTACGCCAATCGCCAAAGGCATCAAGGCCAGAAGGGGCGTAAGAGCGGCGACCGAAGCTGCCGGTGTTGCACAGGAAGCCGCCCGGGCTGCACAGGAAGAGAGGATGATCGAGAGGGTAGCTGCCCGATATTCCCCTGAAGCGGCCAGGCGAGCACGGATTACAGCGGCCCGTAGTCAGGATGCCGTGCCAAATCCCGTGAGGGTGCCGAGAACCAGAGAGGGGCTCGCGGGGGTCCGCACGGCTGGAACCCCCGGGAGTGGCATAGCGAGTGTCCGGGAGTTGGATCAGACAGAAGCTGTGCGGCAAGCCAGGAGGGGAGCTCACTTGGTGCGCGGCACGGACGGTCAATATGTTGGTGCTCCCCGTGGCATGGACTCACCCGGTGCCTTGCGTGCTCTCCGCAGGAGGTTGGATCAATTATCTGTGGAGGGGGAGGTTGGTCGCGATTGGTACGATGCGAGCGAGGCCGGGAACCTTGAGATCGCTGGTCCGCACGCTGATCGCACAGCACTGCTCGCTGCGGAACAGGGGTTGTGGAGCGCGGGAGCGACCCCAGACGTAAACCTTGGCCATGTCATCAAAGGCCACAATGCCTACGAGGCAGGAGCCCCCGTACAGGTGGGAAGGTGGCCGAGCACTCAGGGCCAGCGGTACATCGACGCAAGGGACGCAGGGGGCGTACCAAGCGGTGGCCCTAAGACCGGCATCTACGGCGGGCACCTAGATCCGTTTGTGGATAGCCCCATCACCGGGACCAACGATATCTGGCACGCGAGGGCGTTCGGCTACACTAACACAGACGGCTCGATGTTCGACCGGGGCTTGAGCCCCCAAGAGCACGCATTTATGGATGCGGAGACGCTGCTGTCTGCGGAAAGGATGAACGCATCGAGAAGCACCGATATATGGGATGCGCGAGGTAGTCAGGCCGCGATCTGGGTGCGCATGAAGGGTGCGGCCTTGGCAGAGGAGAAGGGGCTTACGTTAGCAGAGGGAATAGCCGAGGCGCGGAAGAGTTACCCAGATTACTTCAACAAGAACACGCTCAGTGCGACCTACGAAGCTATCCCTGGTGTGGACACCGGCCATCTCCCTGGGATCCAGGACGCGACCTGGGCTGAGAGACAGGCGTATACCGACGAGGTGCCGTGGACTACCGAGGCTGGCAACGATGTGATCGCTGACGCATTGGGTATGTACAGCCAACGCACCACACCAGGCACAGGCTACTTTGAGGGAGATGTTAACCCGAACAGGACCGCCCGTCCGCTTATCGCACGCAGCGCGGAAGTGGGGGTTGACCCGAGAGATGCGGCGGTCCTGACTGCGGCTCAAGCAACCCGTGGGCTACTGGACGCCCAGAACGCATCAGCGTGGCACCATGTAAGGACAGACGCGAAGGCTGGACAGGAAACATCTGCGGCTCTTGGGTTGGACCGTGCGGCAACCCCAGACGAGATGAGGGGGCTTGAGGGCTTATCTGAGCAACACTTCCCGATTGACACAGGCACCGGGGTCACGTTGATGGCTGATCCGTTCGCAACTGTGCCGGCGAGTTCCCGTGGCGTACTGAAGCAAGTACGGGGGGACTGGAGAGATGCGATTCGAGGCGAGGATGTCCGTCACGGTGAGGACTTGCTTTCGTACATACCAGGGGCGACGGGCCTGGAGCGCGTTGCTCTGAACAGCAACTATCAAAGCCTCCTCGAACTAGAGAACGCTGTCCCGGGGGGTGGCGTGGTGACAGATGAGGTTCTTCGCCTCATTGACGAGGCCGATGCGCTCGCGCCGACTACATCAGAGAGACTGTCCTCGCCCTCAATTCGTAAGCGTGCCGGGTTGCTCGCGGTGCGGGACGATCTGTTAGCTGACACATACGGAGGTGTCAGAGAGGATATTCAGAACTTTCGGCGCATTTTCGCGGAGAAGGGGTTAGCTGGGATCCGCGCCGCCCGTGAGGCCGGTGTCGCCCTTCCGGCGTGGGTTCTTGCGTTTCTTGGAGCGAATGAGCTTCGTGGAGAGGGAGAGGGAGGGTGATGATATAGGCGCAGCGTTTATCCCCTTCGCCAACAACTCGTCAGACTCCTTCTTGGTGCGCGGGCCCCATGAAATCACGAAACCGTCTTCCTCTACAATCTTTGGCATATCTCCTCCAGGGTCAGGTACAGAATCCTGGTCAAATCTAACGGATTGTGTCTTATGACACGAATGGGGGGGCGGTAGTGAGCCCCGATTTCTACGAGCTGCCGCTGCGCGAGATGCGGGAGCAGCCGACGTATTTCGTGGAGGCCATGCTGCGTGCCAAGCCCGATGCCTGGCAGTCGGAGGTCATGGAGGCGGTCGCTCGGGGTGATCGCGGGGTCAGCATCAGGTCAGGGCACGGCGTGGGCAAGACTAGCGTACTGTCGTGGATCGCACTCTGGTGGATCGGGACACACCACCACGCGAAGGTGGTCCTGACGGCGCCCACCTCGGCCCAGCTACAGGACGCGCTGTTACCTGAGACCAAGGCGTGGCTCAAAAACTCTGCGCCGGACTTCCGTGATATGTTCAACGTGAAGGCCGATCGCATTGAGCTCGAGCGGGATCCGGAACGCAACTTCATATCTGCGAAGACCAGCCGGGCAGAACAGCCCGACGCGCTCCAGGGCGTCCACGCGGACAACGTGTTGCTGATCTGCGATGAGGCGAGCGGTGTCCCGGAACAGGTGTACGAGTCGGCTGGTGGCTCCATGTCCGCGCTCAACGCTTCTATGGTGCTCGCCGGCAACCCTGTCCGATCGAGCGGCTACTTCTACGACACTTTCCACAAGATGTCGAGTAGCTGGTCTACGTTCCATGTGAGTTGCATCGATTCAGATCGGGTATCAGCGGAGTACATCGAAGAGTGTCGGCTGCGTTACGGCGAAGAGTCGAATGTTTACCGGGTGCGAGTGCTCGGGGAGTTCCCGAGAGGCGATGATGATACGGTGATCCCACAGGAGCTTATCACCGAGGCGATCAGCCGTGATGTCGAGCCAACCGCGTTCGGTCCCACCGTCTGGGGCGTCGATGTCGCCCGGTTCGGTGCAGATGCGTCCGCGCTCTGTAAGCGAAAAGGAAATGCTATCACTGAGCCGATCCGGCTGTGGCGCAATCTCGACACGATGCAATTGACGGGCGCACTGAAAGCTGAGTATGACGCCACGGACCAGAAGCCGCTCGAGATATTTGTAGATTCAATCGGGCTGGGCGCGGGTGTGGTAGATCGGCTGCGCGAGCTCGAATTGCCGGCGTATGGGGTGAATGTCGCGGAAAGTCCCGCGATGGGCGCACAATACCTGAACCTTCGCAGCGAGCTTTGGTACAAGGCGAAGAACTGGCTTGAAGGGCGGGATGTTCGCCTCCCGAAAGATCCAGGGTTAAAAGAAGAACTGGCTACCGTGCGCTACAGCTATACATCGAGCGGTAGAGTGAAGATCGAATCGAAAGCCGAACTCAAGCGCAGGGGGGTCGCGTCACCTGACAGCGCGGACGCCTTCGTTTTGACGTTCGCGTCTGACGCGGGCGCTGCTATGGGTGGGCGATCTCGTAGGCGCGAGGGAAAGATCCGGCGAAATCTGGTTGGAGTCGTATAAGGGGCCTGGCCTGGTGGAATGGTGTCCACGGGCCGGCTTAATTGACCACATGGTTAAACTCTCCTCGCCCGAGAGCTTGGCGCCCTTATCGACCCAGAGACTTCCTTTGACACGGTCTAGGGGGTTGCCCTATGTTGGGGACGGGCGAGGATCGGAGTGGGTGGCGGTTGGCGTATATCGACGAAGCTGAGACCGAAGCTGGCATTGGGATGAGCGAGGCCGATCTGCAAGCAGTGGTCGGCAACTACATCTCAGACGCGATCCAATACATAGACGATGATATCAGCCCTACCAGGGCAGAATCGACTAAGTATTACCGTGGCGACCCGTTCGGGAACGAGGTCGATGGCCGCTCCCAGGTGGTGAGCCGCGATGTACGCGACTCCGTACAGGCCGTGCTGCCCTCCATGATGCGCGTCTTCTTCGGCTCAGAGAAGGTGGTTCAGTTCGTGCCGCGCACCGCGAACGACATGGCGATGAGCGAACAGGCGACCGACTACCTCAATTACATCATCAAGCAGGACAATGACGCGATAGGCATATTCTACAGCGTGTTCAAGGACGCGCTGATGAATAAGGGCGGGTTCGTTAAGTGGTGGTGGGACGATTCGGTAGAGGTCCAGACGCACAGCTTCGAGGGGTTAGACGAAGGCGCTCTTGGCCTAATCCTCCAAGAAGAGGGCGTTGAAGCCGTTAGCGTCGAGGGCCGTCCAGCGACCGGCATCTCGCCGGAACAGATAGCCCAGATGGAAGCGGCGGGCCAATCTGCGCCACAGCTTTACGATGTAGAGATCAGACGGTCCCGTAAGCGTAACCAAGTCAAGATCGAGACAATGCCGCCCGAGGAGTTCTTTGTGGACGCGGCTGCTACATCGCTGGACGATGCTATGGTTGTCGGCCACCGCACGATGTCCACCGTATCGTCCCTGGTTGCACTCGGATACGACCAGGATATGCTGGACGATCACCTGTCCGACGAGTTCGCGTTCGTTGATAGTGATGAATACACGGCCCGCTACTCCAACACCGAGATGCCTGGCCCCGTATCGTCCGCTGAACGTAGGCGCGTTCTGTATACCGAAGCGTGGTGCTACAT